TGCATAGATTGGGGAGGATGTATTCATCCAAACGTTAGAATTCAGAGTCAGCAGGGACATAACGTCTCTGCCCATTCTGTTAACGTATTGGGTCATACTTCCTTTAGCATTGAAAAGCTGCCATAAAACTAGAGATAAAATACCAGCAAGGTCTCGTCTCGCGACGATTCCCGATGGAATTTTATCAACTAGGTCTAGAACCTCTTGCGGATTAGTAATAACTGTACCGATAGCGGACATAAACACTGCTGGTAACATGTAAGCATTTCGACATGCAGCAAGAATCGCACCAGGACCAATTGGAGAGAAGTTGATCATAGGGCCTTTCAATTTCTTAGCGAACTCTGTAAATCTCGAAGAGATAACAGATTTCCCTAATTTAATTTCAAGACCTAATGCATTCATTATATTAACATACTGGTTGGCAACGGAATCGTTATTAATAACGAAATCATCACCAAGTACAGCATAATTAATATCTTCTTTAGAATCGGGACCGAGTACCATTATTCCAGCAACATTAACAATAACATGATGTGTTAAAGCTAACATCGCCCATGAAGAAAGTGCCCCCATAGGTTGCCCTACGGAGTATTTTACATATCTCTCCTCTGATTGAGGAGCAAACCATGAAATGTCTAGTAGATCCCGCCATAAGTAACCATTAATACCGAGTGCGTTAAGCACATCGACTTGAAGGTCTATAGGCAATCTATCCGTGGCTGCACTTAGATCAAATCCACTCATTGTGGAATTGCCTTTAACTTTAGATATAAATCTATCGAAGCAGGCATCTTGATCAAAAGTCCCGTCACTAGACAACAATTTAAGATGTATAAAAATTGACTTATGAAGACCGTTTAGGCATGATTGTATCCACCAATTTGTGGCGGCTACAACTCTTGCTTTACCGGCTTGATCATAAACAACTCCTAATTTTCCTATATTAAGCTGTTCTGTAGCTCCTCTGAAAAGTCCTGTCTCAATCCGAAAATATCGGAAGAAGGCATCTACGTAACTATAAATGGGATTATAGAAGCTAGCCTCAGAACTAAAACCTAAGAGTGTGAAAACTCTATAGACAAAGTTTGAAGCATAGATTCTACCATAATAGAAAAATAGATAAAAAGGACCAAATAAGAGTAATAACGCTATAAACCAGCAGATATAAAAATGTGCATTTTGAAGATGCATCCATCTGATAAGACTTACTAACGTTTTCGGACTATGTAGAAACGCTAAAGCGTCAATACCAGCCGACCACGTAGAAAGTTTACCATTTGGACCAGCATTCTGAGAAATGTGAGGATGAAATTTTCCTACACTTAAAGATGTCCCTTTTGGGAACATGCGTTTTAAAGCAGAATGAACAAGTTCATAAGGAATAGTCCTTACAAAACCAGTAAATGGTTGAGTAATAGAACTGTAATCCGGAAGAACTTTCGTTTTGAAAACTCGAAAAATAGAGAGAAGTGTTAAAATACCAACAATCCATTTTTGATTAAAGACCGCCTTAATCTGTCGTTGTGCAGTGAAAGCTGCAACAGCTTCATCAGTAAGATGACCTGTAACAATGAACGGAGGAGCAGACAGCGTATTATTATTATGATAATCGATGTAAGCTCTAAGGTGTATTCTAAGTCTAAAAGGAATTGAAAGTGGCAAACCATAATGGTCTCTTGCAACTCTGACGTTAGCATCGAAAGATGTAACCTCAGGAGTTCCAGCGAGAGCTCTAATACATAGCCGTAAAGACTCCTTATAATAGGCGAAAGCCCATGTAGAAGAATTTGCGTCTATGATTTTAGACATTCTTTGTATAAAGACGTTGTAAAAAGGTTTTAACTCCTTCGAATCAGTCATCCACGCTATTATAGCAACATACTTACTGTACTCTTTGCTTTTAATCCATTGCTTTTTGTCGGATTCTTTTCGGAACCCTTCAGCAAACTTTGGAATATTAGATATAAGAGTCAGAGTAGCATCCAAGAGGCCTAGAGAGGCATCGAGGATAAAGCTAAAATAACTTAAAATAACTGCGAAGCGTTTTAAGACTCCGGTTTTAATACTTTCCATATAACCCATAAGCACCCCCAAAAAGGAGTACTTATACCCTCGTTTAGAAGGGATTTTTGTCATTAAGGGGTTTCCTTTCGGAACCCCCGTAGAAAATCTTCGTTTCGGGTTATTGAAGTTATTCAACTTCCCGTTATTTTCATATCGATTAAGAAGGTTTTCAGTCTTGACGAATAATCGTTTCAACATTGGAACAAATCGATATAACCACACTATAAACTTAATTGTTATCAAGGATATTGTCAAAGCAATATAATATTGTAAAGGCAAAGCCAAAACATATACTAAATACTCATCGAGTCCAAGGTAATTTGTTAAGGATAATAATGAAGTTAACATAATTAGTGTTGTTATCATTGTATTAAATCTGATGCCAGTCTAACCTGGAATTGAGGTGGTTTATGACCTTTTTATTTTACTTCCTCATTAGAATTGGAAGGAATTCCGTGTTTTAATTCACCATCCCCACCAGGGGGTGAGCATCCATTATTGGTTCAAGATGCCTAGGCTTACCCGCAGGCGGGAGTAATTATCTCCAAGCCCTGCAACGGTTGTTTACGTGCATTAAGGATCAAAACAGGATCAGAATTCTACCGGATATCCAATTACTGAAAAGTACGATAGAAGACGTCATATGGAAAAAGACATAATGTTATTTTCTTGCCAATGCGGATATATGATCTCGTACCGACTTATATAGCAAGGATGCAATCTCAGCATCAATAGCTTCTCCATGGCTCCGAGGAACCACTGGCTAGACCGTTCGAAGAACGGAGGCGCGGTTGGGGATTCAGAAGCAGAAGTCTACGGACCAAATAGTCCACAAGACATCGGAACAAATACATATTATACATTAGTGTTCGTCCTTTTATCGTTATGGTGTGTTACGGGGACCGCAAGATCGTACGCTTTAGGCG